AGCATGAATGGGTTCAGTTCTGCATTCACGCGGCTTGCATCCTCTATGGTGTGGTTCCTGTGTTCCAGAACCGCCACCACACTGAAGTCGTGATCTGCGGCAACGAGAACATGGTCTCCGCTGCCGTGATGACTATCGAGTTTCTCGTCGGTCAAGTCGAGACCGAGTATAAGCGGGCGCTCCCGCATCGCATGACGAGGCCCGACCGAGCAAAGTACAGGAAGGACTTCAAGCGCACGTGCGCCATCGCGCTGCTCACACGGTCTCGTGAGATCGCCGATGCAATGCCGAGAGAGTCGGGCAAGGCGCTCGTGCTGTACTCGAGGCTTAACGCAGAGAGGGATAGGATCATCGAAGAGTTGAAGAACGCTCCTGGAGGCATCACCTCATCCAGTGTGCCGTTGAAGGTCAGGACTTCGATGGGATCGATTGACGGCATACTTGCATCGGAAAGGATAGACCTCAATCAAAAGGTCGAATAATTGACCGTACAGACCTACTAAAACGCCCGGGCAGTATCACCCGGGCGAAGTGGCGGAAGGCCTTCAGGCTCAAACCTTGAGCGACCAATACGTCTCGCGCGACGAACCGAAGCCCTTCATCTTGCGAACAACGCCCAGCTGATCAGCCGCACGTCGCAACGTCCGGTCATTGATCGCACGAGCCTCAGCCATCTTTACCAGCGATCTCACCTCCTTCGGCCCTTCGCTGAGTTGCTGCCCGAGGAAGTCCTGCGCATCATTCATTGCCTTCGCGCTCGCGTCGCGATCATCCTTCGATATCACTGACACGATGTCTTCCGCCGTCAGGTCCTCAAAGTCACCGAACCTGAACTCCGACTTGTCGCGTTCCTGTTTGTTGCCGCGGTCAATAATCTCATACGTCAATGCGGGAGGTCGCTTCGTCAAGTTGCCTTTAGACCGAGCCATCACCCGAAGACCTGCCTCCGTTGGGTGCATGCCCGCCGTGATCTCCACACGACAGACGCCGGTGAACGCGATTGATCCCTGCCCGCGATACATCGCCTTATCACGTGAGCCCTTCGTGAGATGTCGAAGCACGAGCACCGCACAGTTGAATTGCGACGCAATCTTCTTGAAGCGAATGAACGACTGCTGAGACTGCGCGCCTTGGTTCGTGTCCGCCTTGCCGATGTACGTGTTGAGTGTGTCGAAGACGACGAGTGTTGGATTGACGCGCGCTAGTCCTTCGCAAACCTTGTCCACGGCTTCATCGTCATCGATCGAGAAAGGATGTTCTTCTTGGTAGAAGTTCTTCATCATCTCGCCGTGATACCCGTTCCACCTCATGCGCTTGACTGTCACGGTGTCAGCAGTGTTCTCCAAGTCGAAGTAGACGACAACACCCTTCGGCGTCGGCATACCGTCAACGTGGCAAGGAAGCTGCTTGCCTGTCAGAATATGCCCCGACACGTTCTGCGAGATGAATGACTTACCAGCTTCGGGATCACCCTGCAGGATTGTCACCTCACCGCGTGCGAGATATGGATACCAGACCCAATCGAACTCTCGCTCTTCGATGTCCGCCAAAGACCTGCTGATGAACTGATAATCCTTGTCGCTGTCAGTGACGGTCGAGCCCTTCGTCGCTTTCTTCGGCTTCAAGTGCTTGTTAACCGCCTTGTCCCATGATCTGCCGAGCTGTCGGTCTTCGTCGCGCCTTCCTTCGTACTTGTTCCACACACTGGCTTGCAGCATCGCGACGCCATCAGCGCGGGGCACACCGCACTCGAGCATGGTGTTAGCGAGCTTGAATAGCATCTCGCTACGCTTGCCTTCCTTCGGCGGTGTCTTCGTTATCAGCTCGCGACGACACCAGTGTGGCAGCGTTCCTTCCCATCGTTGATACGCTTGGGCTGCATCCGACGTGACCGCGATATTGGAGGGCGCATCGGGAAGTTCACGCTCGAGAGCTTGCACGCTGTACTTCTCGCCGTCAGCCCACAACACCCGCACGCGCGGACTATCATCATACTTGTAGTTCAATGTGCCGGGGACACGAAGAAGCTGAGTGAGGTCCCAGCCGCTGATGTCCGCGCCTATCGAGTACGTGAGTTTACGGTTCAACTCTTCCGAGACTTTTGAGTCCATAAGCCACAATCCGACGTGTCGACCAGGCGAAGACTCGAACGCGATTGTAGGCCGCAGCTTCAACTTAGCAGGATGGACCTCGTCAAGGTCTGCCCACAGGAGTAAAGGAAGGACAGCAAATTCTTTCACCCGCTTCTTCTGCTTGAAGCCGTGCGGACAGAACCAGACATCGCTGTCCTTGTGATCACGTAGAAAGTCCCGAATTTCCGGGAATTCATCGCGTGTAAAGAAGTGATCGCGGAACTTGCCTGAAGGACTCTTGGTCGACAGACAAAAGTACTGTCCGGGCTGTTTCGCCCAGATGCGCGCGATGATCATTGATGCCCCGTAGGTTTTCGCCGGTTGACGGTATTCCCACATTGATACTATTGGTATTTGCCCGGAGTCAATCAGGAGCATTCTGATGAAGATCATTATTGAAGGCCCTGACGGGTCTGGTAAGTCCACACTCGCGGCAACGCTTGCCGACCGAATGAAGCTCCCGCTCCATGTAGGAAAGGGGCCCGTTCGCAGCGAGCTCGATTACATGGCGCGGTGGATGGAGTACGTGTCGGCGGATGAAGGAGTCTTCGACCGGCACTTCGTCGTGTCCGAAGCCATCTACTCGCAGTTCTTCCCCCGCGGGGACTTTCAGCGAGCAGACATCATTCACGACTTCTACAGCCTGCAGCCGCTCATCGTCTACTGCCGCGCGCCTCGCATTCTCACCGACCACACTGCCGCCTCGCCGACCGATACGCCTGACTACCTGTCGCGACTGCAGACACTGCACCCGCGCATCGTTGACGCCTACGAGGAGTGGGCGTCCTTCCACCCCGTCATCTACTACAACTTCCGCGGCGGCAGCACACTGCTGGACGTCTTGCGGCAAATCGAAAGGAAAATCGCAGCATGAGTAAGCTTACCAAGGACATCGCCGAGTTCCATCGTAAGTTCGGCCTCGAGTACAAGGGTCGCCCGCGCGTGTTGCCCGAGGACCTCGCCGCGTTCCGTACCCTGTTCATCGGCGAAGAGTTCGAAGAGTATCGGCTGGCGACACAAGCCGCGACTGATGCTATCAAGAATGGCAAGCTCAGCAACTTGCCCGCAGCCATGGAGAAACAACTCGACGCCATTGTGGACCTGGTCTACGTGGTGCTCGGCACTGCCCACCTCCACGGCTACGACTTCGACGCTGCATGGAAGCGGGTGCATACCGCCAACATGCAGAAAGTTCGGGCCCGCAAGAAATCGGACTCGAAGCGCGGCAGTGCGAAGTACGACGTAGTGAAACCGAAGGACTGGCAAGCGCCGGTACTTCTCGATCTTGTGAAAGGGTAACAACATGCTCGACAACAACCAACTCGTCGCCTTGTGGAACGATCGCAAGGACCTGTCTGCCGCCGACCTTCAGCGAATGATGCCGGGGCTCACACGAAGCGCGATCCTCGGGCGCATTCATCGTGCCCGCAAACTCGCTGAGGCGCGCGGTGAAGCGCCTGTCGCACGTCGCCGGGTGTATCAGGGCTTCTCGCACGTTCGCGTGCGTTCGATGCCCGACGCCGCCCGCGCAGTCCTTGCGCTGAAAGATGACCAGTGCCGTTGGCCGTACGGCGAGCCCGAAAGCCCGCACTTCCATTTCTGTGACCGGACGAAGAAGCCGGGCCTGTCATACTGCGCGTACCATGCCATGAGGCAATATCGATGAGGAAGCAGTGGATCAATGAATGCTTGGAGGCGGCCGTTCGGCCGTCTTCTTTTTATTCGGGGTGCAGGAAAATCCATCGTGGCTATTCCTTCACCATCACGAAGATTGCTGACGACTTGAAGATGGAAGACGTCGGCTACAGCAAGTACAAACAAACGATCCTCACCAAGGGCTACCTGCACGCCGAGTCTCGCGACATGGCCGTGAAGCTCTGGGAGGGACGCCTTGCACGCAAGAAGTATGGCAGCGTTGGCTTTCATTGCTTCTCGCACCTCGTCAAGGGCGGCGACCTTGAGACCAAGCGTTCGAAGCGTGCCAGCGTGATGGGGCCATGCATTCAGTCGGTGTCGGTCACGCTCGACAACAATGGCCACGCGCATGTCGATTTGTTCTACCGCACCACTGAGCTTTTCAAGAAATTTCCCGCTGACCTGGTCTTTATCCGTGACGTATTGTTGGCGCCGTTCGACTTCACGACTGCCCCGCTGAAGTCGCTGAACTTCCACTTCGCCAACGTCACGTGCCACCCGATGTACTTCGTCACCCTTCTGCATATGCTTGATGATCCTATCGGTGAGCTCGAGCACCTGAAAAAGAAAGACAAGTTCTTCTTCGACTGGACAGTGAAGTGGACAGCACGTTTCTTGTGCCCCGAATACCACAGGGGCATCGCCAAGTTTGCTCAGGCGCTTCGTGTGAAGAAAGCGGCTGATGAGTCTATCCCGCCGAAGCTCATGAAGACTCTGCAGAAATACCTTCGCGACAACCATCCCGGCTACAAAGGAGACTATCAGGATGATACCGATCCAGACGAATAGCTTCGAGAACGCATTCAACATGATGCGCTTTCGCTTCAAGACGTCAAGCACTGTCCGCACCGGCACGTGGCAAGGCGTTAGCACCGAGAAGCGTCCGGAGCTCGCCATGCGTGAGCTGTTCAACGTAGTGCTCGGCCTCGACCTGTGCTCCGTCGAAGACCTTGACAAGTACCGCGCCGACATTCGCCCGAACCTCCCTTGGGCCGATGATCACTTCGAAGAGCGCGTCGGCCGTCAGCCGCTGAACCCCGGCAAGACGTGGGAGTATTGGCCCTATGCTCAGTCGGCGGATACGTTCCGAGACTCGGCGGGTCAATTCAACCACAGCTACATGGAGCGCTTCTGGCCGAAGTATGCTGACGCTGCTCTGGCGAAGACCGGCGGCAAGTACGATCCTCAGGACGCTGAGTGGCTGATGTTGAACTGCGGCATCCGGGGAGCATATGGCGACCTAGACGACGTGGTAGCGCTGCTCGAAAAGGACCCGCTGACACGCCAAGCGTACTTCCCGATCTTCTTTCCCGAAGACACAGGCGTAGGTGACGGCGGACGCAAGCCCTGCACACTCGGCTACCACTTCATTCTTCGTGCCGGCCGTCTGCACATCGTCTATCACATGCGCTCGTGCGACTACATCCGGCACCTGAGAGACGACTGCTACCTCGCGGTACGTCTTCTCCTGTGGGTGCTGAACGAGCTGCGCAAGCGCAATCGTTTCTGGAACGTCGTCACGCCGGGCGAGTACACCATGACGATGACCAGCCTTCATATGTTCGCGAACGACTGGCACGCGATCTTTTCGAAGGAGCAGGTGTGATGAGGATCACACGCGATCACGCCCCCCGAGTTAAGTACCAGCGTCATGGCTTAAGGTTTATTCCAGAGTACCGAGTTTGGGTAGGGATGAGAGACCGGTGCTATAACCCAAAGGCTAAGAGCTATTGTAGATATGGCGCAAGGGGAATACGAGTTTGCGCCCGCTGGAACAAGTCTTTTAGTTACTTCTTTAGCGACGTAGGGCCGCGCCCGGATAAGGGGTGGGACCTTGCGAGAATTGATCCCAATAAGGGATACAGCCCGAAGAATGCGGTGTGGCAGCCGCATGGGGTAAACATGAAGAACTTGAGGCCCAGAAAATGCGAATAACTCGGGATCAACTTTTTATGGACATCGCCCAGATTGTCGCGAAGCGCAGCACGTGCTTTCGCCTCAACGTCGGCGCTGTCCTTGTGGTCAAGAACCGCATCGTCAGCATCGGTTACAATGGCGCGCCCTCGGGCGCGTCACACTGCGCAGGCAATGACTGCGCTGGCATCACTCCTGGTCACTGCCCGACGATCCATGCTGAAGTCAACGCCATCACTCACTGGTGCAAGTATCGCGTCTCTGACGATGATGGCGAAGACGCGGTCCTGTACGTGACCGAAGCCCCGTGCGTAGTGTGCGCGGGGTTCATCACTCGGTGGCCCATCAAGCGTGTAGTCTTCGGCCGCCCCTATCGATCTAACGATGGTATCAAACTCTTGCTCGGGAAGAACATCGATGTCCACCAAATCACGCCGGCGGGCTACGTCGTCGACCAATCAACTGGACTTGTTCTCCCTCCCGACGCCTAAGGGGCTTGTTCCCATTACGGTCAAGAGCGCTGCGCAGTTGCGGGCGATGGTTGCTGCGCTGAAGGGAGTAGTCTCGTTCGATATCGAAACGAACTCGCTATACCCGTGGCAGACGCACAACGAGAAGGGCGAGCCTGATCCTGCGCATATCCACAGGATCGGGTTCGGCTGCGAGAACGCGCAGTACTCAATCGTCGTCGGGTGTTTCGACAAAGAGCTGCTCGAGGAATTGATCGCCGACTACATCTTCCCAGCGCTCGAGAAGTGCACCGTTGTCATGCAGAACGGCAAGTTCGACGTGCTCTGGATGATGGTCCACTTCAACGTCAGGCTAAAGCTGTCGTTCGACACTATGCTCGCCGACTACGCCATCAATGAGAACCGATGGCATGATCTTGAGTCTCTTGCCAAGTACTTCTTCGGCGCAGACAAGTGGGATATCCCGCTGAAGACAAAGCAGGGGATGGACAAGGAAAGCGAGACGCTGACGCACTATCATGCGCTCGACCTGTACTGGACGCGCAAGCTGTATGCGCCGCTCCGTAAGGAACTCGACAGCGATGAGCAGACAGCTCGCGTCTTCGATATGATCCTGATGGCCTTAGCCAATATGTTCGCAGAGATTGAGTACGACGGGGTGGTAGTTGACGAGACGCAGTTCGATGCCGCCGAGAAGGTTCTTCGGACAATGTACGCTGAGCGCGAGGCAGCGCTCAAGAAGCACGGCGACATCAACTGGGGCTCACGCGACGAAGTAGCTAACTTGCTCTTCAACGTGCTGAAGATCAAGCCCCCAGTGCTGACCAAGACAGGTAAGCCCTCAACAGCCGAGTCCGCGCTCAATCAGATTGATCACGAGTGCGTTGCAGACCTGATCAAGTTCCGCGAAGCCAAGCAACAGCTGTCATTCTTTATTGATGGCTGGCGGCCATTCCTTCATCGGCGAAAGGTGCGGGGTCAGCGGGTGACGTTGCTGCACCCCTCATTCAAACTACACGGCACTGTGACTGGCCGTCTGTCATGCGAACGCCCGAACCTTCAGCAGGTACCGCGTGACCCGCGCATCCGCACGCTGATTACTGCTGAGCCAGGTTGGACGTTGGTTGAGTGCGATCTCTCGCAGATCGAGCTTCGCATTGTGGCCGAAGTGTCGCGCGATCCTGCACTGGTGCACGCATTCTCCACGGGGATTGACGTGCACTGGCTGACAGCCCTCAGCGAGATCGAACGCGGCGGCGCACTGAAGGAGCTGGTCATACGCACTGCTGAGCAGTGGCTCGACAAGTGCGGCAGGAATGCAGACAAAGGTGTGAAGTACGGCGCTGCCATCAAGTTATTGCTCGAGGCTGGTCCTGACGAATGCGCTGAGCTCAATGCTGAGTGGAAGGAGTATCGCAAGAAGGCGAAGGCCGTGAACTTCGGCTACGTCTATGGCATGTGGTGGAGGAAGTTCAAGACGTATGCTCGCGATAACTATGGCGTGAACATCACCGACGAGCAGGCGCAGCAGTCGCGTGAGGCCTTCTTCGCCACCTATGCCTCGCTCGACGGATGGCACAGGAAGCAGAAACAGTTCGCACGTCGCAACGGATACGTGCGTTCGCTGTCAGGCCGCAAGCGTCGTCTCCCTTCAGCAATGATCCCGCACGACTGCCCCGAGCGCGGTCAGGCTGAGCGTCAGGCGGTGAACTCGCCCATCCAGTCGTTCGGCAATGAGATCAATCTCATGACCGCTATCCAACTTCGCAGTGAGTACCCGCGGAGCGTGTTGAAGATTTGCGGTACCGTTCACGATGCGATCTTGATGAGAGTGAGAAATGACCATGTGGTTGAAGTTACTGAGCGGTGTCAGGCGATCATGCGTAAGCCCGCGCTCTTCAAGGACTTCGGTATCGAACTATCAGTCCCGATCCTCGGCGACGCTAAGGTGGGACCGTGGGGTAAAGGCATCAGCCTCGACAAATGGAGAAAAGCAAATGGCTACTGATTACTACAAAGACGTGACCCCCGGCGAGCCGCCGCACAATCCCGCAGGTCTCACCAAGATGACGCCCGAGCGATTGCAGATGCTTACCGAGTATCTGCTTGTTGAAGAAACAATCCGAAAGCTTCGGCGGTGGGCAGCACGATGAGCTTCAAGGTAAGTCAGTCGAAGCTTAAGACGTGGCGTGGGTGCCGGCGCGCATACCACTACAAGTATGTTGAGAAGCTTCGCAAGAAAGTGAAGTCACGCCCGCTCGAGTTTGGCACTATCGTCCACAGGATGATCGAGGCGTGGGGCGAAGGGAAGGATCCTTTCAAAGAGCTCAAGCTCATTGAGAAAGAACGCGGTCACGTGTTTCGCGCTGAGGTCGAAGAGTTTGGCGACATCATCGGAACTGCCGAAGTGATCATGGACGAGTACTTCGATCACTGGTCGAAAAGCGATCTTCGGTTTGTGCCCCTGAAGGGACGCAAGACGGAGCTCGAGTTCGAAGTCGATATCGGCGACGGCATCACGGCGACGGGAAAGATCGATGCCGTTGGCGAGTCCGGGGGTTTGAGGTGGCTGGTCGAGCACAAGACGTTTGGTAAGCAGATGCCAAACGAAGACGAGCGTTGGCGCAACTTGCAGTCCGGCGTCTACTTGCGTATCGCCGATATGCTTGGTCTCCCGCACATTGATGGCACTCTGTGGGACTACATTCGATCCAAGCCCCCGACGGTGCCGCAGATGCTGAAGAGTGGCAAGCTGTCGAAGAAGTCATGCGACACGCTGCCAAGCGTAGTGCTCGAGACCCTCGCCAAGCACAAGCTGCCGCGCCGAGACTACCAGCATATGCTGGACTCCGCACAGCGAAATCGTCGCACCTACTTCCAGAGGATTTTGACGCCTCAGCGCGAGGAAGTTGTCGACCAGGTTTTCGCAGACTTTGTGGAGACTTCGAAGGAAATGAGGGATTGCCACGGGGTATCAAAAGCCCGTAGTGTTGGCCGCAATTGCTCATTCTGTGACTACGAGCCTTTGTGTCGCGCGGAACTGCTCGGTCACGATGCCGACTTCCTCAGGAGAACGAACTATGAAATCTCGCGCAAGCCAGGTGCCGAAGACGCTCAACACGGTAAAGCCCAAGGACATCAAGCGCGGGACATCAATGGTGGTCTACGGCCGAAGCGGAACGGGTAAGACGACGTTCGCCGCTAGTGCGCCGAAGCCCATGCTCTACCTCGACGTGAAAGACGAAGGGACCGACTCCATCTCGGACATCAGCGGTATCGACGTTCTGCAGTGTGAAGACGTGGAGGAAGTGGAAGAGGCGTATTGGTGGCTGGTCAAGAACCCGGGCAAGTACAAGTCCATCGTGATCGACACTTGCACGCAGCTGCAGGGGATGATCGTCGCCGAAGTGATGAAGGAGAATGGACGAAAGGGACGCCCCGGAGAATGGGGGTCGATGCGGAAGCAGGATTGGGGCGACGTGTCCGCGCAGCTCAAGGACTTGCTGCTCAACTTCCGCGACCTGTCGTCCAAAGGCGTCAACGTGATCTTCATCGCGCAAGATCGCACGTTCAATGGCGGGGATGATGAGGACAGTCAGTCCGACATGATCACGCCCGAGGTAGGACCCGCGATGTCACCCAGCGTTGCCAAGACGCTGAATGCCTCCGTGTCCGTAGTCGTCAACACGTTCATTCGTGAACGTGAGATCATCAAGGAGGAGAAAGGCAAGAAGACGAAGAAGCGCGTGATCGAGTACTGTGTGGGCGTCGGGCCGTCGTCGGTTTACACCCGGAAAATCCGGAAGCCGAAGTCGACGCCCCCGCCCGAGTTCATTGTGGACTGCGACTTCGAAGACATCATCGAGCTCACGAAAGGATAAGGGCACATGGCAAGGAATAAGAGCAAGAGCAAGTCCGGGAGCGTTACCATCCCGGGAATGAAGGACGTGCAGGGCAAGATCAACATCACTGACGGCGAGCACTTGGTAGAAGTCGCCGAGGTCAGCGAGGAGGAAGGGCAGAACGCTCCCTACCTGAAGTGGAAGTTCAACATCGCCGAAGGCGGCGGTGCGCTGTACTACAACACGTCGCTGGCGCCGCAAGCCCTGTGGAACCTTCGGTCGCTGCTCGAGGCGATGGAGATCGACATTCCGGACGACGACACCGACATGGACACGGACGACTTCATCGGCAAGCAGCTGATGGTTCAAGTTGACCACGAGGTCTACGAGGGCAAGAGCCGCCCGCGCATCGTCGATTTCTGGCCGGCCGAGCAGCAGGACGAGCCGAAGAAGAGCAAGGCGAAGGAGGACGACAACGACAAGGAGGACGACGCCGCTGCTCGCCGGAAGGCACGTCGCGAAGCCCGCAAGGAGCGTGATGCCGACGCCGATGAGAAGCCGGCGAAGAAGGACGACAAGAAGTCGAGCAAGAAGCTCAAGAAGCTGAGCGAGGACGAAGTCGACGGTATGGACGCTGACGAACTCAGCGAGCTCGTCGGCGAGTACAAGCTCGATATCGACCTCGACGACTTCGCGACGCTGCGCAAGAAGAAGGCTGCGGTCATCGATGCGCTGGGTGAGAAGGAGCTCATCGAAGAGTAACCAACGTCCGGTTCCATCAGTGAGCCCGTTGGTGACGAGGCCTGCACCTTTCGGGGTGCAGGTCTTTTCTTTTGGAGAACAAGCAATGGCTTTCATCAAGACTGAGGTGTCATCCCTGAATGATGCCGACTACCAAGCGACAACACCCACACGCCCCGCCAATGATCGATGGGAGGCGCGCATTACCGATGGCGTTCGCGACTTCCTGACGGGCATCGAGTGCATCAGCGAAGAACGCGCGATGATCCGAGCAAGGGACATCGCCAAGACGTGGAACAAGGCGATCATCTCGACCACACATGCTTCGTGGCTCGAGGTCTGTCAACGGTACTTCAAGGAACGCAACGATGGCGACGCAGCCCGAGTCCCGACTCCAGAGAAGAATACGGAGCCGACTGGAGAAGGAGGTTGGGGGCTGGTGGTTTAAGGTTCACGGCGGGCCCTTTCAGTCTCCCGGCATTCCCGATCTCGTTGGTTGCGTCGAAGGATTGTTCTTCGCGTTCGAGGTCAAGATGCCAAAGAGGGGAAGGGTCAGCAGCATACAGCTCCTCACTATATCGCGCATTCGATCCCGAGGAGGCGCTGTAGCCCTGGTCATCACGTCGCCACAGGAGGCAGTCGATGCGGTCAACGAAGCTCTTGAAGCAACTCGACGAGTACCAAGTCGAGGGCGTGCGTCTCGCGCTGTCGAAGAAGACCGCTCTACTGTACTACGAGCAAGGGACCGGAAAGACGTGGATCGCGACAGCAATCGCCGAGCAGCTACAGCTGAAAGTCGGCAGCGACTTCTCCGGCCTATTCATCGTCCCGCTCGTTAACAAGGAGAGCACATGGGCGGCGCTGTTCGACCGTGTGCTTGATAGCGTGATGGTCTGCCGCGACGTAGAAGAGTTCATCGCGTGGAAGAAAGCGTGGGCAACGCCCGCGATCCTACTACTTCACTATGAAGAAGTACCGCCTCAGATCAAGAAGCTGAAGAAGCAACGATGGACGTTGTGCGTGTATGACGAGGCGCAACGCCTACGCGAGCGCGGAACGATATCGTCACGCAAGGCTGGTCAGCTGTCGAAGTGCTCGGAGTATCGTGTGGTTCTCACCGGCACTCCGCTCGACAAAAGCCCCATCGAACTGTGGGGCCAGTTTAGGTTCGTTCGCCCCGAGTTGCTGGGGGCGTTCAAGGACTTCGAAAATCGCTTCATGGAGCCGCTCGAGGAAATCGACCTATCACGACACAGGGCGGGATCGTTTGGGCGTGCAAGAGCGCTTAAACGGCTAATGATCGCCAAGTCTCGTCGTCAGTTCGATTGGTCGAAGCTCAACGAGTTCACCGCACTCATTCGCCCATATGCCTTGCGTGTGGAGAACACTGTACTCGACCTGCCCGACTACCGCATTCAAAAGCATTGGGTGCAGCTCCGTGGAAAGCAACGTCAATACCACAGGGAGATGGAGAAGACATGGGTTATTGAGGAGATTGGCGTCAGCGCCATCAACAAGGCAGTGCGCAACACGAAGCTGCACCAGATATGCGGCGGGTTTGTGATCGATGACGAAGACGTAGTGCACCACGTCGGCAATGCGAAGCTGTCGCGTCTTCGTTACTTGATGCGCACACTCCCAAAGCCCTTGCCCATCTTCTGCGCTTACTCTGCCGAGATAGCCGAGGTTGCGCGATTGGCGGGACCGAAGACAGCCATCATCGAGGGAGGCGTCAAGAACCACAGGGAGATAGTTGAACGGTTTCAGTCGGGAGCACTCGACTACCTCATTGTCCAGAACGTTGCAGGAGGTGTGGGCATCGATCTATTCACCGCAAGTGACTTGGTCATCTACTCGTTTAGAGAGTCGTTCATCACGTTTGATCAGATCATTGCTCGCGTTGTTCGTCGAGGCCAAGAGAATAATGTGACTATCCATCTGATCCTTGCCGAAGAAAGCTTTGACACCCAACCCCTCAAATCAGTAATGTCGAAGAGTCAGAAGACGAAGCGAGTGCTTCAACCCCTCAGGAAAGGAACATCCCATGGCCGCTGATGAGAAGACTGCCGAGAAGACCACGAAGGACAAGGCCTCCGAGTACACCGTCGCGAAGCTCGCCACCGATCTCGGCATCGAGCCGGCATCGGTTCGCGTCGCCCTCCGCAACGCCGGCATCGAAAAGCCTGGCAAGAAGTATGAGTGGCCGAACAAGACCGAATACCAGAAGGTGCTGTCGGCGCTCAAGAAGAAGCCGGCCAAGGCCGACAAGGAGTAATCCCGTCGGCGCCATCGCTGATTGACACAGGCCGGCAGGATCATCACCTGTCGGCCATTTCTTTAACTTCTGCTTAGAGGAAAGCGGACATGGCAACGCTACCGGAAAAGCTAAGCGAGCACATAGATGCGGCCAAGAAAAGCGCGATCTCGGCCCATAGCGAAGCGCAGCGAATGGGGATGATGCGCGTTGGCAATCCTTGGGAGCCGATCGCAGAGGCGATTATCTTTTGCGGTGTTGTTATCGCCAACGGCGACAAAACAAAATTCAGGACGTGGGGTCATTGCGGGCCTGAATGGACGGACGATGTTTTTGCCGCAACTTGGTACGTGCGGCGCTCAGATGCGGAGCAGGTTTGCCTTACGGACGAGGACGGCGGGCGCATCATCGGAGTTGCCGACGTGATCCGTGAAGCCATGTCTGATTATCAGTAAAAGCGTAGATCAACAAGGGAGACAGCAAATGATCGATGACGGGAAATGCCACCTATGCCGACAGGTACCGCTGGTCGAGTCCAGCAGGTATCGCTTCACCACGTGCGAGGACTGCGACGCAACCGCTGACGCTCGGTCGAGCGATCAGATCAAGACGCTTCGATGGCTCGCCGCAGTCACGTCCGCCATGTTCTCCGTTGGCCTTCTGGTATCCATTGCGTTGATGGCACTGAGAGCACTGCTGTGACACGTCGCGTTACCACACCTGCAGTGCAACGCGAGCTGTCACGTGTTCTTCGGCTTGCTGCATGGCTACACCCGTCGCTCGCTAAGGAAGTGTTCCGCCTTGCGTATCAGGACGCCGAGCGACGGGAGAAGCTCAAGCGGACGCAGATGTATGATCCTGCTCACTGCCAAGACGTACTCCAAGCGCCTTTGCCATTGCCGACACCTGATTGCCATGCCACTCCTTTCCACGCATTGTGCGAAGACCGAGTGCATTCATCTGCCGAGCAATCGCGTTCACGCCACGCCCACTCATCGTCTCAATGATCGGGCGATACTTCTTGTAGAACTCCGCCCTGTTCTCTTCAATGCGTTGACGCCCAAGCCTTGACGCTTCGGGATCAACGCTCCCGCCGCGATACCCGCCCAACTTCACACCGCGCGCCTTCGCTTCGGCAAGGGCGCGCTTTGTGCGGTCAGAGATACGTCGCCGCTCGTCCTCTGCCACGGCTGCTTCAATGTGCAACCTCAGCGGATCAGCGCCGGGCATATCGCAAGCGACGAACGACGTGTCCGACTTCATCAGCCGCGCGATGAACTCAACATCTCGACTGAGGCGATCAAGCTTCGCGATGAGCAGCGTTGCTCCCGTGACCTTGCACATGTCAATGGCCTTGGCCAGCACCTTGCGCTCGTTGCGCTTGCCGCTCTCGACCTCGACATACTCGCGAAGAAGGCTGTCGACCGGCTTCATGTAAGACCGGATCATTGATCGCTGCGCTTCAATGCCAAGGCCTTCAGCGCCTTGCTTTCGTGTGGATACACGGAGGTAGGAGACGTAGTTCATTCCGTGCCTCGTGCATAGCTCAAGTTGGGATTGCGCTCCCACAGGATTGCGATGGCTCTGCGCGACACCGAGCGCACGATATGCGCCTGCCCTTTCTCGCAGGTGCATATAGCCCAGCGACTAAGCCCGCGGCCGTGACTGTGAACGACATACCCATGCTCATCGCATCGAGTACATGAGCCGAGGGGTTTGACGTTGCAGGAAAGGCATGTTCCTTGAGTGTCGAGCAGCACTCCTTCGTCGCCGCAGCACTGGCATTTGCTGTAGTTGTATCCCATGACATTCTCCGCTGAAAAATTCGACAAGGGGCGATGTCACGTTTTTACCACCCCCAGTGCCGGCTGTCAGCGCGCATATACTCGCAAACAACGCCGGGAAGCGCTCAAATTTGCGCTCTGAGGCGTGTCGCGCGCTCGCGACGTATGACGACACCCGAGCGGAGGCGAACGCCTTCAGCGGTCAAATTTGAGGCCTTGTCGATAATACGTAGCTTTACGTATTAGTTGACGGTGGCGCCGCGCCTGTCGCCTGTCCCCGTCACAGTGACGTAAGATATGCCATCCACCTGATTGCCCGCTGCGCCTCCGACGCCTACAGCACCAGTGCCATTAGACCGGGTACCATTCCCGCCTGCAAGGCCGGGGCCGCCGCCTGCACCACCGTTCGCCGATCCTGTGCCGCCCGCGCCTCCCGCGGTTGCAGTACCATCCGCTGCGTTGATGCCTCCATTAAAGTTCCCGCCCTTCAAGCCGACTACCGTTCCGGCGCCGCCACCGCCACCGCCTGTTCCTCCGACAGCACTGCCTGTGCCACCCCCGCCGCCTCCACCGCCGCCCCATACTTCTCCCGATCCCGATGAGACATCAAGGGTAAGTGCTTGTCGAGTGTACAGCGCAGTTCCGCCTGCGCCTCCCGTCCCGCCGTTGACATTGACGGTAGTACCCGCGCCGCCCGCGCCACCAGCTCCTTGGATGCGTCCCTTGACTTGCACCGTGATGGGAAGGCCCACAGTGAAGGAGCCGATGTTCATCGCGGGCGACGATGTGCTCGTGGAGCCAATGACTACGCCCGTATCTACGATCACTGTTAGCGTGATAGCTCCGACGGTTGTGATCGGTGGATAGAGAGAGTCATGCAGCGTTTGGATGTTGACGTTGTTCTGGTTGGTGTCGAGAATGATCGTTCGCGCGTTCAAGTCGCTCGCGGGAATATCGAACAGGACTTCTTCTGCAGCAACACTAATTCGGCTATCTTCACGAGACAGGCGTGTCACCTGCATCTCGGCATACACCGCTGCGCCTTCATCATCTTGAACTGCCCAAGACCCAAGGCGATAGCCACCTCCCATCTCAATCGCAGTCCCGCGCATCACTGAGAAAGCGAATGCTCGCGGCGGGTCCTTGTAACGAGCAAGCTGCACCTCGTTCAGTCGAAGCGCAACGGCACGGCCCCCGTTCGGTATCCAGCGCGACATGATCTTCTTGATGGCTGAGGAACCATAATCAGACTCTCGCTGCAAGTCGACGCTCACCGCTACCGACTTGAAGTTTCGATCCTCCAGCGGCTCGCAGGGGTTACGCATGTCGAAGAACGTCCAGACCTCGGAGATGCGTTTGTCTGGTTGCTCAGTAATCCCTGTGGTTCCCTCGAGAATGTTGTGCTCATCGAACAGCGCTGCAGTCGTCGGAACTGACCGCAGGACTTGAAGGCGAACCTTCTGCTGAGCATCATCCCACCAGATCGCGAGGGCCGCCTGCTCAACCAGCTCACTGATCAGCTGGCGCACGCCCGTAGGCTCAGCAATGCGCGCGGTGTAAAGTCGATTGAGGTAGGCGGTAGTCTCAGCAAGCCATGCTGTGATATCGATGTAGGCAGGATCGATGCCCGCGTAGTTCACCATGAGCTCTTCGATGATGTAGGCGGGATCGCGGCTAACGAAGGACAGGAGCTCTTGGACGCGATCATCCTGCTTGTGAGCATCGGCCGTAGTGTTCAGCTGCGCGCGTGTGATCGTCACAGTATCGCCGCCAGACGCAGCAATCTCAGTAGTTGGGACGTTGAAGGAGTGCGTATACCGAGCAATGCCTTTCGACACTTCGACTTCATCGATCCAACCATTCATCTCCTGCAGCGTCGGGAAAGCACCATTCGTCCCGATGACTGGACGCGATGCACCGTTCAGCAAAGAGGTCGAGTTGTAGCCGGCACCTTCGAAGACACCGTTGATGAATATCCTCCACAGGCCATCCTCTCGTGTGACCGCGACGTGGTACCACGTGTTAGCCGCGAGCACTGTGCGGCTGACCGCCACAGGAGTGTAGTTCACCAACGCTTGAAGGATGTTGTTCGTACCGATGTAGATCGAGGGATAACTGCCCGAGGTGCCAGAAGGCGAAGAGTCGTAGAGCATTCGCTCACTGCCAATCGCGGCAAGACGGAACCACATGGCAATGGTGAAGTCTCCGGTCCCGAACGCGAAGTCCGATGATCCGTCGAGGGACAGATAGTCATCAGTGCCATCGAACAACGCAGACGCACCGCCGAACTTCGACTGTGCAGTATCAATCTGCGCATTGCCCGCGGGCGTCACCGTGTGGGAGAACGACGAGGAGTTGGTGAACGTGGTGCTTGCGTCCGCGCCATTCATGTGCAGCAGAAGCTTCATGTACGTGTCACGCGCGGGGGTGCGTGTGAACGATACGACTTCCTTTCCGCCGAGAACGAGATGACCGCTCGTCGGGTAGTACGCATCGCCGATGCCTGAAGGTGTGAGCGTTAGCGACGTGGCAACGTTCGTTATGTCTGCCGAGAGTCGTCCCTCACTGACACGCGGGGCCTTCGCACGTTCGTTGTCGGCGAGCTTCAGCGCGTCACGTGCGACGATAGTAAAGTTGCCCGAGGCGTCCGGTCCTGTGAAACTGTCGATGATATAGTGCCGCGTATCCATCGCACCGAGGCTGTCGCCGAGGAAGCCGCGGATCAACCGCAGCGACTGACCACGGAGATACTTGTGCCGTGTGCGAAAGCGCCCGAAGAACGTTCCTTGCGTGAAGGGGTTGTAGGAACGATCGCTCAAGTACTTGTCGCCGTACGGCCCGGTATCGCTGTCACGGAAATCTTTGAAAGAGACGGTGACAGACGACCGTTCGCCCAAGTCCTCGCCGAGACTGATTGCTCCGGGGTTATGCTGAACGGACGTGATCACAGGAAGCGAAGGGATGTCGCTCGGAGCATACGACACGCCGGTGAGCGAGAAGCGCATGGTGACCGTAGTCTCGGCGTAGTTCGTTCGGTCCTGACACGTCGCCTTCGAGTTGAAGCACTTCTTGCTTCCTGTCGTAGGAATAGCAGCGGTGCAGGGAGCGCTCCCGTAAGTGAGTGAGCAGCGGCTGATATCAATCTCGACATACGTTAGAGCGCGCATCTTATACAATCCCCGAAAGCGAAAGCTCAGCCTGCATCATTCCATTCGGTAGTTGGTTCATCGGCTTGGTGTCTTGAGTGAGCCACGCGAAGCCGACTTCCTTCGGGTATCCCTGTGGCCGCCAAGCAAAGAAGAATGGCAGCGTCTTTGCTTGAACAATGAACGGGTCGAACTCTGACCGAACCCAGTCGGGCGTCAAGTTCTTCAGCGATACGTTGGTGGTCACGCCCTCACCGATCTGAATGCGCCCAAGGAAGTCGCCTGCTTCGCTCCTCCCCGTGATGATGCGTGTATCACGTCCGAGATTGAGGGGCGTGTGACCGACGTAGATACGACGCTGAAGCGGGAGTAGTTTGCCGGCGTACAGCACCGCGGCTTGGGGAACAGCGCTGCCCGCGGATATCGTGACGCGCGCATAGGTGTAGAGTGCCGGATTGAAACGCAGGATCAGTGGACCATCGTCCTGAGTAGACGTGGCGGCGATCACCGTCGAGTATGTCGGCACACCATCGGTAGCGAGCTCGAGCTGTACAGTACTTCCGATGGTGAAGAAGTTATGCTTGGCGATAGCGATGTAGTCGACGAGCGTTGATCCTCCCAGGTTGATCGTGATGCTCTCGGAAGAAAGCGCTGTCCCCTTCCACACTGAGGCCGTGGAAGGGTTAGCGAGGTTGGTGCGTGGGTAGTCGGTGTCCTGCGTTGTCGTCGAGATGTTCGCCGTCGTAGCGATGTTGTGGTAGCCGATCAGCGGACTATTGAAGCTGAAGTCGACGGCGAGCTCTAGTCTCAGCGTGGGGGCGTTGATGATCATAGTGCTTCCTCATGTGGCCCCGCCGATGATGACGCGGCCTCCGTTCTTCTGAAAGTCCACCAATTTGCCCGCAAGAGAACGAACCACTTCTCCTGTAAACAACCCCTTGGGGTCGATACCCTGAACGAACAACGTGGACTCGGACGCATTCCCGCCACTCTGATTTGCCGCCTGGGCTGACGTTGCCGCCGATGCAGCAGACGATACGCCCGCAGCACCCCCGCCGCCTCCGCCATTCTTGTTGGTGTTACGGATCGCATTCACCTGAGCAAAGCCCATCGCTGCCTGAAGCCCCGCCATCGCGAAGGAGTAGGGAGGCGGGTAAGACGCCAGTGCTTTGGTCACACCTTGGAACGTGTTGATGATCGCGGACGCAATCGCTGCTGCCTTGTTCTCCTTGAAGATAGTCGTCAACGCCTGGCTCGTAGTCGACGCCAGGTCATTCATGTTGTTCTGGCCCTCGTCATTCACCTGACGCATCATGCCGGAGAACTCGCGGAAGGTAATGCTGCCGCTGCGAACTGCGGCCTGCAGCTCCTCGATTTTCTGCGTCATCGGAAGCTTCTTGTTGCCCAGCGTATCCTCCAGGTTCATCTTGGCCAGCTCAGTGTTCAGCTGGTACTGCATCTCCTTGGCCACTCGGACAGATGTGTAGTATTGCTGCCACGAGATAGAACCCTTGTCGACCATTGCCTTGAGCTGAGCAATCTTTTCGGTGAGCGGAATGCTTTGATCTTTCATCAGCTCTTGCCAGGCGTTGATGCCGGCAGCCTTTGCCTTATCAATGCCCTTTTGAATTTCTTCCGTAGACCGAAGAGCAGGAGCAGCAACTTTCTTCGCCGTCTCTCCCACTGCTGCGATAGACCCGCGCATCTGATCAAGTGCAGTGATGTTCTTCGTGATGCTCGGCGCAACATAGTCGAACGTAGCCACCGCATCTTGACCGAACTTCGAAAAGACTTCTTTGAGCTTCTCGCCCGTGTTGCTGAGCTCCGCAGCTGCGCCTTTGAAGTCACCAGTGGAAGCTTTGACTAGTGCGGAGGCTACTTGGTGGATCACCGTCCCGATGCTCTCGAAGACTACAAGCAAACTACGGCCGGCAAGATACATCCCGCCGAGGGTAGAACGGAAGACATTGCCAACGACGTTTGCCGCGTTTACTTTTTCAGCAAAATCAGCCAGCGCCGTAACAACTCCCTTCATCACGGGCATCAGGGCCTCGCCGAGTGCTTTCGAGGCAGTTCCTGTAACCGCGTTCAGTCGGGCGACTTCTTCGCTGTAAGCTCGAGCATCTGCGGCGGCTTTCTGACCCAGAATGCT